GCGCAACCGGATCGGCGGGGGCGCAGGGGCCAACCGGGCCGCAGGGGCCGGCTGGGCCAGGATCGACGCTCTATGACGTGGTGGTGTCGTTTGTCGCGAAGCCCGACGCGGCCGGTTTGATTTTCCTGCTTACCTTCCCGCGCACGGTGATATTTGCGGCGAATTTCGCCGGTTCCGTAGGAACGGTGCGGGTGAACCCCACCGCTACCGCCACATACACCGTCAAAAAGAACGGGACTGCAATCGGCACGATTGTAGTCTCAACGGGTGGCGTGGTGACGTTCACAACGACGGCAGGGGCGGCGCAGACCTTTAACGCGGGCGACCGTATGACGGTGGAAGCGCCATCGCCGCAGGACGGCACGCTGGCCGATGCGGCGTTTACGCTGGCGGGGACCAAATAGAATGGCGATTGCGGCAACCACGCAGTGGGAAGTGCGAACCACGGGCAATAACGCCAACGGGGGCGGATTCGACGCAGCGGCAACGGGAACGGACTATTCGGTGCAGGATGCGGCGCAATTCACCTATACAGATCTGGTGATCGATGCGGCCACCAATACCAAAGTCACGAGCGCGGCGTTTCCGTTTTCGGCGGCTTCTCCTGGGAACATCATAAACATTACGGGCGGCACGGGGTTCACGGTCCAGCGGGTCCAGGTGGTAAGCGTGGCGGGCGCGGTGGCGACGTGCGACAAGAGCCTGGGGACGTTGGGAAGCACGGGCGGGGCCGGGAAGCTGGGCGGCGGGCTGCTCACGCTACCACAGGCGTTTACCTCTCTCGCTGCCACGGTCACGTCTCAATCGGGAATCATCTGGGTGAAGACCGGAACCTACACGCTGACCGCCGTCCTGGATACCTCGGTGGCGGGCGGTGGTTTCCTGGTCAACGGCTACGGTACGACGCACGGCGACATGGGGACGGCTCCACTGATCACCACGGCAACCAACAGCGTGAAGCTGATTGCGGTGGCGGGCGGCGGTTGCTATGCCTTCCGCAACGTGGCCTTTTCCAATACCGCCGCGACCCGTTCCTGGGGCATTCATTCGACCTCGGGCGGCGTCTACCCGCATATCCTGATAGACCGCTGCACCCTGACCGGGTTCACCTATTTCATCGTGGCCGATAACGGAGTGGCCGGGCCGGGCTACGTCTACGTTTACGATTCGGTCCTGCAATCGGGCGCGGCATCGGGCGGCGGCATTTCGGCATGGTTCGATCTTGAGGTTTCCGGTTGCAAGATTACGGGCATTCAGGGGGACGGGATCTTTGGCAATAACGGAAGCTACGGGCCTGGACTGGTGACGCGGACGATTGTTGCGGGCTGCACTCGCGGGATCAATATGGACCGCAACGCAACCATTCTGAACTGCACGATCGCCAACAATGCCGGGGACGGTCTGCGGGTAGTTCCATCCGGGGCACGGACCCAGATGATAGCGAACAACATCTTGTCGGGCAATGGCGGATTCGGCGTGGATTTTACCGTGGTGAATCTATTTGCGGACACGCACAACAACGCCTACCGGGCCAACACGTCGGGGCCGCGCAATAACCTTGCGGCGGGGCCGGGCGATATCACCCTGACGGCGGATCCGTTCGTTAATGCGGCGGGCGGGGATTACAGCCTGAACGCGGTGGCGGGCGGCGGCGCGGCCTGTAAGGGCGCGGGGTATTCGGGTGTATTTCCGGGCGGCCCAAGCACCGGCGTCTTGGACGTGGGGGCCGTGCAATCGGCGTGCGGCGCCGGTCAGCCTCAATCCTTCGTGGTGACATGAAAATCTCTCTCGCCGGCCCGTCTTACACGGCGCAGTCCGTTGTCGCCGCGGCGCAGCAGACGCTGAACTGGTATCCGGAGACGCTCGCCGTGGCCGATGAGCCGCGCCGCCAGGTGCTGTTCGGCCGTCCCGGCCTCAAGCTGTTTGCGACCGTGTCGCCGGCGAAGTTCCGCGCCATGTGGGCCGGCGGCGGGCGTCTGTTCATCGTCCACAACAACAAAGAGAGTGAGGTCCACTCGGACGGTACCATCACCACGCAACCGGGCAACGTGGCGGAAAGCGGCACCAGCCCTGATCCGGCGCAGATCTTCTCTAACGGCCACCAGCTGATGATCGTGGCCGGCGGCAAGGTTTACTGTGACAACGGCGCGGGACCGTTGCCGGTATATTTCTCGGTCAGTGGCACGGCATCAGCCACGGGCACGGACGATCAGGTGCATTGGCTCAGTGGGGAGCCGTTCAATACCGGGATGGTGGGCAAGACGCTGCGGATGGGCGGCACAACCTTTCACGTCGATGCCGTGCCGGTAACCACTCCCCCCGGCCTCCTGATGCTGGTGACGCCGAACCCGGCCGCGAGCGCGGAATCGGTCTGGAGCGTGGATTCCGGCGCCCAGGTGGACGGCGTCACCGGCGGCTTTCTGGATGGCTACTTCATCGTGAACCGGGTTCCGCGGCCCGATTTGCCGCAGGATCAGGATCCCGGCCGGCAATTCAATATCAGCGGACTATACGATGGCACGCTCTGGGATGAGCTGGACTTCGGCGTCAAAGAGGGCGACAGCGACTACATCAATTCGATTCTGTGCGACCACGAAGAGCTTATTTTATTCGGGCACGCAACGACCGAGGTCTGGGCCAATGTGGGATCGACGCTGGACAGTTCCGGCGTGGCGAGTTTCCCCTTTCAGCGCATGGCCGGCGCATTCATGCGCGAGGGCAGCGTGTCCGTCTATGCGCCATGCTCGGTTGGCCCGTACATATGCTGGCTCGGGGGCAGTCCCAACGGCCAGACCGTCGCCTACCGCGCGCTCGCGTTCCAGCCGGAACGCATCTCAACACATGCCGTTGAGCAGGCCTGGAACAGCCGCATCGACTTCAAAGTCTCCGATGCCGTTACATACTCGTACCTCGAAAACGGTCACCTGTTCTGGGTGATCAATTTCTGGCAGCAGCAGCAGACCTGGGTTTACGACATGACCGAAGGCGCGTGGCACGAACGCGCAAGCTACAATCCGGCGATTACGACCTGGTTGGACAAGGCCAGTTTTATCCGCTACCTGCCGTGGTTCCATGCCTTCGTGCCTGAGTGGGGCGGCGGCGGCAAGCACATTGTGGGCGACCCGGCGACCGGCAAGCTGTACGAGCAGTCCTTGAACTATTACGACGACGACGGCTTGCCCATTCAGTACCTCCGCTCATTCCCGCACTTGCTGAACGAAAATCGCTACCTGTTCCATCACCGCTTCGAGCTTTCGCTTGAAACCGGGACCGTTGCGGCCGGCAACCCGGAGATGATTGTGGGCCTGGACTGGTCTAACGACCGCGGGCACACGTTCACGCCACTACCGGTATTGCAGAGTTCCGGCGCGAACGCAGACTATACCAAGCGCATCGTATGGCGGCGCCTGGGCCGGTCACGCGACCGCGTCTACCGGATCGGCGTGCAGGGGCACGCCAAGGCGTCACTGACCGATGCGTTTCTCGAGGTCACTCCGGGGACAGCGTGATGGCACAGACCATTATTCCGCCCATTCGCACCTCGCTGTTAACCCAAAAGGGCATTCCGTTCAGTACGGAAAACGGCGACATACAGACCGCCCGGGAGTGGTGGCTGTACTGGAACCGGCTGGGCGACCAGGCCAACCTGAGTGCGCTCCAGGCGAGCCAGGGCCTGCACAGTGACCGGCCCGTGCCCGATAACATGCCGGATGGCGCCATCTATGTCGAAAGTGACCGCGGCGTAGTCTATCAGCTACAGGGTGGCGACTGGGTGTATGTTGCCGGCACGATGTACGGCACCATCTCGCCCGATCAACGCCCAACTGACCTTGGCGCGAATGATGGCGGATTTGCCTTCACCGCTACGGACCCTCTCGCCAGTGATACCGGCCGCACGTTCGCGTGGAGCGGCACCGCATGGGTCGAGACGAGCCAGGTACTTTACGGGACGCACGCCAACCGGCCCCTGCCGGCGGCGGCGCCGGCCAGGTGCCTGTATGCGGAAGCCGACCGCGGGCCGCTTTACCAGAATCAGCTCGGAAAATGGGTCTATCTGGCCGGCACCATGTGGGGCACGCTTTCACCTGATCAGCGCCCGACCGACCTGGGCGTCTACGATGCCGGCTTTACCTTTCGGACAACTACCGCGCCGCCGCGGGAGTTCGTCTGGAACCAGACTGCATGGGTCGAAACAACCGGGTTTTCGGCGGCTGGCCTGACGCACGCAAACGTAGGGACGCGGGTAGGAACGACGCCGGGCACCATAGTA